AAAAAAATCTAAAAAAAAAAAATGGTCTATAAAAAAAAAAATAAAAATTAAAATATTTGTTAGTATATAAAATGTCTGATAATAGCACTCTAGATTTGACTGAAATTACTTCGGAACCTGTAGAGTCTAATATTCAAGTAGAAATTACAGATGATCCGGAGACCGAAGGTACTGATACCGCAGGTCCAGAAGAACCTGTTGAATCTGTAGAAGCGGGAGAAGAAGCAGCTGTCGAAGAAGAGGTATCGGGAGCACCCGTTGAAGAAGAAGAAGAACCTGTAGAAGAAGAAGCACCTGAAGAGACCGCCGGTCCCGTAGAAGAAGAAGCACCTGAAGAGACCGCCGGTCCCGTAGAAGAAGAAGCACCTGAAGAGACCGCCGGTCCCGTAGAAGAAGAAGCACCTGAAGAGACCGCCGGTCCAGTTGAACAGGTCGCCGCAGATATCCGTAACATTCTTACTGAAGTCCCTACAACTACTCCAGTTGAAAGTAGTGAACCCGTAGTTTCTGATCAATTATGTTCACTTAAAACTTTAGTAGAAGTTTTGGGCAAATGGTCTGGAAATGAAATTAGAAGAAGACACGTTGAAAATCTATTAAAAGAAGGGACAGAAGTTGATGAGAACTTAGATGATATTGAAAAATTTGTAGAAGTTCTAAAACTATGGATCGGAGAAGGTGGTCCTACATTCAGAGAACATAACCATTTTAAAAAATTAGATGAATATACATTATCAGGCGATTCTATAAATTTATCAGAAGAAAAAAAGGTAGAAGTTTTAAAAACATTAACTGAATTAACTATTAATGTTTCACATAGAAGAAAAAGTAATGAAGAGATTCAAAATGTTATGAATAATCTTTATTAATTTATTTTTATAAAATATATTTTAATTTTTTTAGTTTATTTAATTTAATTACTGTAAGCTAAACCACCCATACCCGACATGATACGGAGGACATTGTAGTTAACTGCGTAGACATTTACAGGTTTTGCTAAGGATTGAACTAACTGAGCATTGTCAATGCGCGAGAAGTTACAGGTTCCAGAAGGCTGGTGCTCTTCGGGTTTAAGGGCGAAAGAGTATACGGCTATTGTGTCAGTATTATTACCGGTCGATGTTTGCGTACAACCATAACCAGTATGGTGTTGCCATACTTGAGTTCTTGTGAAATATCTGAGATCTCTCTCTTTAAAGCGATCATGACCATTTAATTTGAGTAGAGCGGTTTCGTCAAGAGCAGAAGCACAGAGTTTATCTCTTTCATATAATAATAATGCTGTCGCGAGCGACAACCCTACTTTCCGCTGACCGGACCAGATTAATTCTTTAACGGGGTGATTAAAATTAAGATCAATAGTTCCACCTGTTCCTTCTGATGCAAACTGAACTTGTTCAATAAGGTATTCGTGTGAAACTTGAGCAAAGCGTCTGCGCTCATCGGTATCAAGGTAAATATAATCGCACCATAGTTTAAAATCTGTTCCTGCATCAGTGACATTCTCAGCCCCACCCACAGCTTGACCACTTGTGGCAAAAGTGGAGCCGTCATCAATTGCAATTAATTTATCTATCCCTTCAAAAGTAATTTTAACTTTTACTTCGTGGTATTGTAGAGCGATTAAAGGTAATGCTAAACCAGGATTACGACAAAACCAGAAATATAAAGGGACAAACAGTTTAGCAATAGCAGTATCTTTACCACCATCATTGGAAGTCGTGGTAAAACCATTCGCTTCGGGAGTTGCTGCAACTTCTGTATCCACTCCAGTTCCATTTCCACTCATAAGATTAAATAAGGTACTCTGAGAGCCAGTTGGATTAAATTCTGTTAACTGTGAATAAACAGAATGCCAGTGACCATAATGCTTATCAATTCTTTGACCGCCAATTTCTAATTCGCATTCTTTCATTACATGACTTCCATAATCACAACCGATTGCTAAGGTCTCGTTATTGTTTACGGTTTTTAAACTTACATCATGCTCCAAATACATTCTGTGAACTAAATCACCATTTCTGGAGATTGTGGCAACAACATCAGAACCGAAATCAGCAGAACCACTGAATGTTTGGACAATAGATTCCATAGAGAAGTTAGTGTGTCTGCGGTAGACGACTTTGAAGAAAGTAATTTGTGGGTTACCAGTAAGGTAAATATCTTGTGCGCCATAAGCTACTAATTGCATTAATCCTCCTCCCATTTTTTGTTTTTATAATATAACATAGAAAAAAATTTTAAAGAAATTAATTTAATTAATTTAAATTCTTTTAAAAGAATTGTTAAATGAATAAAAATATATTAAATATAAATTACTTAGTTAGAATAAGCTAAACCACCCATACCACTCATGATACGGAGGACATTGTAGTTGACGGCGAAGATTGTTAGTTTAACTGTGTTGGTGGGTCCTGAAGTGTCCTTTGCAATGAGTGTGGGCGTACCCCGGACCGCAACTTTCAGACCCGATCCAACCAATTGTGCGTTATCAATTCTTGAGAAATTACAAGTACCCGAAGGTTGATGTTCTTCAGGTTTAAGAGCAAAGGAATAAACAGCAATAGCGTCTGAACCCATAGGGGCAGCCGCATCTGTATCTAAATCAGAGTTAGTTACGCCAAATGTTGGTACAGCACCATATCCAGTGTGATGTTGCCATACTTGAGTTCTAGTGAAATATTTATTATCTCTTTCTTTAAAACGATCATGTCCATTCAGTTTCAATTGCCAAGTACCTTCCATAGTATCCAGAGAAACAGGACTAGCAGTTGTATCTCCCTGAGCAGTTCCAGCTGCGCCCAGCGGTTGGCATCTCCCTTTATCGGTACCAACAGTTTCATTTCTCATAGTCCAGACTAATTCCTTAACTGGGTGATTGAAATTAAGATCAATTGATGGTGATGCTGAATTAATAATACTTTCCGAATACTGTAATTGTTCAATTAAATATTCGTGAGATACCTGGGCGAATCTACGTCTTTCATCAGTATCTAGATAGATATAATCACAATATAAATTAAATTCTTTTCCATCCAATTTGACCTTACCTGTACTAGTACCTATGGGCATGGGGATAGCGTTAGCGGTAAATTCATTATTGGCGGATCCATCATACCTCCCCAAATTAGCAATTGTTTCAAAAGTCATTTTAACCTTGACTTCATGGTATTGAAGGGCAATTAACGGTAATGCGAGACCAGGATTGCGGCAAAACCAGAAATTTAATGGTAAAAATATTCTCCCAATATCAATTTTAGCTGACGCTGACGATGACACACCTTTAGTATAATCGAATCCATTAAAAACCCCATTAGCGGCCCCAAAACCACTATCAGTATTGTGATATGTAGAAGTATTAAATCCGTACCCATTCCCGCTCATTTTTTGATATAAAGTTCCATCCGAATTCGATCCGACGAGTACAGCTGTAGGATCCAAATTCCCCCCGAAATGACCACTTGGATTAAATTCAGTTAAATCAGAATAAACACGATTCCACATGGAAGTATGTTTATCAATTTTTTGACCACCAATTTCAATTTCACATTCTTTGATTAATGAATCACCATATCTTTCAACTAATCCAATCTGGTCGTCATTGTCTGGATCCACGCTTGTAAAATTAGCGGCGTGTTCCAAATACATTCTGCCAACTAAATCACCATTTCTGGAGATTGTGGCAACAACTTCACCACCGAAGCCAGCAGTACCAGAGAATGTTTGAACAATAGATTCCATGGAGAAGTTAGTGTGTCTGCGATAGACGACTTTGAAGAAAGTAATTTGCGGGTTACCAGTAAGGTAAATATCTTGTGCGCCATAAGCTACTAATTGCATTAATCCTCCTCCCATTTTTGTTTTTATAATATAACATAGAAAAAAATTTTGGGGAAACTAAATTCTTTTTTTATTTTTTATTTATTTTTTTATAAAATATGTTAAAATTTTTAGTTTATTTATTTAATTACTGTAAGCTAAACCACCCATACCAGACATGATACGGAGGACGTTGTAGTTGACGGCGTAAACGTTATAAGCTGCCGCATTGGTAGCAGTTAATTGGGCGCTATCAATTCTTGAGAAATTACAGGTGCCAGAGGGTTGGTGTTCCTCAGGTTTAAGGGCAAATGAATAAACAGCAATGGCATCAGAATTAATTGTTGAACCATATCCAGTGTGGTGTTGCCATACTTGAGTTCTTGTGAAGTATTTAGTATCTCTTTCTTGGAAGCGGTCATGACCATTCAGTTTTAACTGGAAATTTCCTGACATTGTTTCGGGGAGCCTTTTGAGGAGGAGCTCACGGCGGGCGGGGCCGATTCCCAGGTCGTCACCGGGGGCGGTAAATATAGAAGATGGTGTTCTGGTCCATATTAATTCTTTAACAGGGTGGTTAAAATTTAAATCTAAAGTGCCCCTATTATCAAAACTTTGGAATTGTACTTGTTCGATTAAATATTCGTGCGATACTTGAGCGAAACGACGTCTTTCCTCTGTGTCTAGGTAAATATAATCACACCATAAATTAAAATCCTGAGTTATAAGCCCGTCATTAATGTCTGATACCGTGTGGTTGGTGAGGCCGGGAACCACGACGCTCTGCGCATCGCCGACCGTATCATTAGCATCTGTGAACGGGGCGTTCATGACGTTATTACTATCGCCCTCAACTGTATTGTTAAATAGGTTTATTTTATCGTCGAATGTCATTTTAACTTTAACTTCATGATATTGAAGAGCGATTAAAGGCAGCGCTAGACCGGGACTACGGCAAAACCAAAAATATAAAGGAATAAATATTGTTGCACTTGCGACGTCCGCGATGGCCCCAGCTTGAGCATTGATAGTCCACGAACCCATAGTCCGCATCCCTGCCTCGCCAGGACCGGCGTTTAAACCCGTAGAAACAGGACCGCCATTGCCAGACATAGTATTAAATAAGGTTGATTTCACAGCGGACCCTTCCTCGAGGCCCCCGAATGTGGTGAAGGCGCCGTAGTGTGAATCGACATCAACAAGGTCGTAACCATTAGATTGAGCTCCTGATGGATTAAATTCAGTTAATTGGGAATAAACTGAGTGCCAGTGACTATAATGTTTATCAATACTCTGACCACCAATTTCTATTTCACATTCCTTAATTAAATTAGATCCATAATTCGGGCAGATATTAATATACTGGTGGGCGGCTGCACTTGCCGCCACCAATTTAACAACATGCTCCAAATACATTTTGCCAACTAAATCACCATTTCTGGAGATTGTGGCAACAACTTCATTACCAAAGTGAGCAGTCCCACTGAAAGTTTGTTTAATGGATTCCATAGAGAAGTTAGTGTGTTTGCGATATACAACTTTAAAGAAAGTAATTTGTGGGTTTCCAGTAAGGTAAATATCTTGGGCGCCATAAGCTACTAATTGCATTACCCCCCCTCCCATCCAGTTTTTTATAATATAACATAGAAAAAAAAAAAAAGAAAATTAAATTCTTTTAAAAAAGACTATAATATTTAGAAAAATTATTATTTATTTAGTTACTGTATGCTAAACCGCCCATACCAGACATGATACGGAGGACATTGTAGTTGACGGCGAAGATTGTGTCAACATTGACTGCTGTTCCAGTAGAAACTAATTGAGCATTATCAATGCGAGAGAAGTTGCACGTACCAGATGGTTGATGTTCTTCAGGTTTAAGGGCAAACGAATAAACAGCAATAGAGTCATCGAATTTTCCCGGACCTCCGGAGTTGGCCGGAGTGATTCCACCCGGACCAGAGTGATGTTGCCATACTTGAGTTCTGGTGAAATATCTGAAATCACGAACAGCAAAACGATCGTGTCCATTTAGTTTAAGTCCAAATGTTACGTTTGCTGCGCTGCCATGAACACCGGTGTTCGCAGTGACATCGACCCCAACTTTCGATTTTTTTACTGTCCATATCAATTCTTTTACAGGATGGTTGAAATTGAGATCAGTGTTCCCGCCGGTGACGGCTACTGTCACAGTCTGTTCTTGAACCTGTTCAATTAAATATTCATGGGAAACCTGGGCGAATCTTCGACGTTCATCGGTATCGAGATAGATGTAATCAGCCCATAATGAGTTTTTCCCAGTCGCCCAGGACAAAGTTATTGTATGATTAAGAATAATTTTAACTTCATGGTACTGAAGGGCGATTAGGGGTAATGCCAGACCTGGATTACGACAGAACCAAAATTGTAATGGGACAAAAACTTTTGTGAATCCGGTGCCGTCGCCCGAGGTTACATTTACACCACCCATACCGCTCATTTTTTGAAATGATGTTGCGGTTTCGCCCGCGGCGTTTGAAACAGTCCCTGTAGGATTAGGTTCAGTTAATTCAGCCCATGTTTCCATCCATAAACCAGTATGTTTATCAATCTTTTGACCACCAATTTCTAATTCAACATCTGTAATCCATGAAGCGCCCGGATTGTCCATGTTCCGGACGCTTCCGCCGGCCGCTTCGGTAATTTCCAAATACATTCTGTGAACTAAATCACCATTTCTAGAAATAGTGGCGGTACAACGACCATTGCTATCTTGTGTCCCATTCCAGGTTTGTTCAATAGACTCCATAGAGAAGTTAGTGTGTCTGCGGTAGACAACTTTAAAGAAAGTAATTTGTGGGTTACCAGTAAGGTAAATATCTTGTGCGCCATAAGCTACTAATTGCATTAACCCTCCTCCCATTGTTTTGTTTTTATAATATAACATAGAAAAAAATTTTGGAGAAATTAATTAAATTCTTTTAAAAATGACTATAATATTTAGAAAAATATATTAATTATTTAAAATCTATAGAAATAGATTATTTATTTAGTTACTGTATGCTAAACCACCCATACCACTCATGATACGGAGGACATTGTAGTTGACGGCGAAAATACTACAATTTGATGAAACTAGTGCTGCACCAAATACTAATTGAGCGTTATCAATGCGGGAAAAATTACAAGTTCCAGATGGTTGATGTTCTTCTGGTTTAAGAGCAAATGAGTAAACACCAATGGAATCATTAAACGCTCCGTCCCCCGCACCAGTACCCGAATCAAGACCTCCTGCTCCTGTGTGGTGTTGCCATACTTGAGTTCTGGAGAAATATCTACTATCACGAGCGGCAAAGCGATCATGACCATTTAATTTTAGTAGAACTGTACCGGTACTCATTGGTTGAATAAGTGTAGTATAAGCAGCCGCTCCAGCAATACCATCCGCCCCATCAGTAGCAGCAGTCCATATGAGTTCTTTTACTGGATGATTAAAATTTAAATCTGTACTTATAACTTTACCGACTGTTTGTTCTTGAACTTGCTCGATTAAATATTCGTGTGATACTTGAGCAAAACGTCTACGTTCATCAGTGTCAAGATATATATAGTCAGCCCATAATCTATTCTTAGTAGCAGTGAGAGCAGCAAACATATTATGTTCAAGAATAATTTTAACTTCATGATATTGAAGGGCAATTAAAGGTAAAGCAAGTCCCGGATTACGGCAAAACCAAAATTGTAAAGGTATGAAAAATGGTACAGAATTACTAGATGCCTGTACACCACCCATACCACTCATATTTTGAAAAAGGGTCCCGTTCACACCACCAGCGGCGCCATGAACACCTGTAGGATTAGGTTCAGTTAATTCAGCCCAAACTTCCATCCATCTCCCTGATTGTTTATCTATTTTTTGACCACCAATTTCTAATTCAATAGAGGTAATCGCTGCAGAGGAAGGGTTATTAAAAGTTGCCGCACACGTATTTGTAATTTCCAAATACATTCTGTGAACTAAATCACCGTTACGGGAAATAGTGGCGGTGCAACGACCATTCGCCCCATCAGAGGTACCATTCCAGGTTTGCTCAATAGCCTCCATAGAGAAGTTAGTGTGTCTGCGGTAGACAACTTTAAAGAAAGTAATTTGTGGGTTACCAGTAAGGTAAATATCTTGTGCGCCATAAGCTACTAATTGCATTAATCCTCCTCCCATTTTTGTTTTTATAATATAACATAGAAAAAAATTTTAGAGAAATTATTTAATTAATTTAAATTAATTAAATTCTTTTAAAAATGACTATAATATTTAGAAAAATATATTAATTATTTAAGATCTATAGAATAGATTATATTATTTAATAATTATTTAGTTACTGTATGCTAATCCACCCATACCGGACATGATACGGAGGACGTTGTAGTTGACGGCGAAGATTTTATTTATACCGCTTCTGGGGGCGGATGCCTCTAGTCTGGCGTTATCAATTCTTGAGAAGTTACATGTTCCACTTGGTTGGTGTTCTTCTGGTTTGAGGGCAAATGAATAGACCCCAATAGAGTCATCGAATTGTCCATCGAGACCAAGGTCTCCATCTGAAGTCACCGAAGTCAATCCGCCTGCTCCCGAATGATGTTGCCATACTTGTGTTCTAGAAAAATATCTCCAGTCACGGGCAGAAAAACGATCATGACCGTTTAATTTAAGTAAATACGTCTGGGTCTCTGTTCCAATTGCTATTGATGTCGGAGCCACCGTGCCACTTACTTTCGCTGAAGCACACCACACTAATTCTTTAACGGGATGATTAAAATTAAGATCACCGGTACCATCAGTTAATGATTGTTCTTGAACCTGTTCAATAAGGTATTCATGAGATACCTGAGCAAAACGACGACGTTCATCGGTATCAAGGTATATATAATCACACCATAATTTATTATCCTGCTTGTGTCCGGTCGCGGCTAACGTTGATGCGATAGTATGATTAAGGACAACTTTAACTTCATGATACTGAAGAGCAATTAAAGGTAATGCTAGACCAGGATTTTTACAGAACCAGAATTGTAATGGAACAAATAACTTATCCATATCCGTGCCAGAGCTGGCACCATCTATTACTCCACCCATTAAACTCATTTTTTGAAACAAAGTTCCACCTATGACTTTCCCGGTCTTGGCTTTACCACAAGCGCCTGTAGGATTAGGTTCAGTTAATTCAGCCCATGTTTCCATCCATAAACCACTTTGTTTATCAATCTTTTGACCACCAATTTCTAATTCAACATCTGTAATACATGAGGCACCAAAGTTACCCCCCTCAGCGAGGACGGTGTCTCCTGTAGTTAATTCTAAATACATTCTGTGGACTAAATCGCCATTGCGAGAAATGGTGGCAGTGCATCGACCATCTGAAGCTGCCGAAGTCCCATTCCAAGTTTGTTCAATAGCTTCCATAGAGAAGTTAGTGTGTCTGCGATAGACAACTTTAAAGAAAGTAATTTGCGGGTTACCAGTAAGGTAAATATCTTGTGCACCATAAGCTACTAATTGCATTAATCCTCCTCCCATTTTTTGTTTTTATAATATAACATAGAAAAAAATTTTGGAGAAATTAATTAATTAAAAAAATAAAAAATTAATTAATTGATTAAATATAAAATATAAATTTGAAAAATAATTTAATATTTAAAAAAATCAACTATATATTTATAAAATGGCAGAACAATATGAAAAGAAAGAACTCAGACAACATATCTATGACACCCCTGATACATATGTCGGAGGTATCGATAAAATTAATGAAGTTCTGCCCATCTTAAACGATAATAAAATCGTGTTTAAAGAAATTGAATATATCCCGGCATTATTGAATATCTTTAATGAGATTCTTGTAAATGCGAGAGATCAAATTGTTAGATTACAAGGTAAAAGTGATGAAGACCCTAATATTATCCAAGTATCTCAAATTAAAATTAACTTTAATGAAGATAATTCAATAACTGTATTAAATGATGGAAATGGTATTACTATAAAAAAACATGAAAAAGAAAAAATATATATTCCTCAATTAATCTTTGGTGAACTTTTAACATCATCTAACTATAAAAAAGATGAAAAAAGAATTGTTGGTGGTAAAAATGGATATGGAGCAAAACTTGCAAATATCTTTTCACAAGAATTTACTATAGAAACTGTTGATCATATTAATAAGTTAAAATATGCCCAAACCTGGGAAAATAATATGACTAAATGTAATGAACCTATTATTAAGAAATGTCAAGGAAAACCGTATACTAAAATTACTTGGAAATGTGACTTTAAAAGATTTGAATTAGAGAAATATTCAGATGATATGATTAAATTAATGTATCGTAGGATTTATGATATTGCTGGAATTACTGATAAATCTATAACAGTATCTCTAAATGATGAAAAAATTAAAATTAAATCATTCTTAGATTATATTAAATTATATAATGATTCTCCAAATTCATTATTCCAAGAAATTATTTCAGATAGATGGGATGTTATCTTCTCAGTATCTCATAATGATACATTTGAACAAGTATCATTTGTAAATGGTATTTGTACTAGCAAAGGAGGTTCTCATGTAGAATGTATTGCTAAACAAATATCCACGGGTATTATTGATTTCATAAAGAAAAAGCATAAGAAAGATGTTAAAGATAAAGTTATTCGCAGATATATGTCACTATATATTAATAGTGTTATTGAAAATCCATCTTTTGATTCTCAGACTAAAGAAAGATGTATTACATCTCAAAGTAAGTTTGGTTCAAAACCACTTATATCTGCTAAGTTTATCAAAAAGATCTGTTCAAATAATGGATTAATTGATAAGATTTTAGAAGCAAATAATAAAAATGATAATAAAGATTTAAAGAAAACAGATGGTAAAAAGAAAAATAAGATTATTGTTCCCAAGTTAGATGATGCCAATTGGGCAGGAACAAAGAAATCACATGAATGTACACTAATCTTAACTGAGGGAGATTCTGCAAAGTCTATGGCGATTGCTGGATTATCTGAAGTGGGTAGAGATAAATATGGTGTATTTCCATTGAAAGGTAAAGTATTAAATGTCCGTGAAGCAGCTATTAAACAAATTAATTCTAATGCTGAAATTATTAATATTAAAAAGATTTTGGCATTGGAAAGTAATAAAAAATATAAGGATATTAAATCATTAAGATATGGTAAAATAATGATTATGACAGATCAAGATCATGATGGATTCCATATTAAAGGATTATTAATTAATATGTTCCATTATTTATGGCCAGAATTATTAAATTTTGATTTCATTTCATATATGACTACACCAATTGTAAAAGTATCTTTAAAGAAAGATATAAAACCATTTTATACATTAACAGATTATGAGAATTGGAAGAAAACCACAAAGAATTCTAATAAGTATAATATTAAATATTATAAAGGATTAGGAACATCTACAGCACAAGAAGCAAAACAATACTTTAGAGAATTAAAGGTAAATGATTATTCTGTTACTGATAAAACGGATGAATCAGTGAATTTAGCATTTAATAAAAAATTAGCAGATAATCGTAAGGAATGGTTAAAGAAATATGATAAAGAAATTATTCTAGATTATAATATTAAGAAAACAAATATTGATGATTTTGTGAATAAAGAATTAATTCATTTCTCTAATTCAGATACAAGCAGATCAATAGGTTCGAGTATAGATGGATTAAAAACATCTCAAAGAAAGATTTTATATTCTTGCTTTAAAAGAAAATTATATTCTGAAATTAGAGTGGCACAACTGTCGGGATATGTTAGTGAACATGCGGCATACCATCATGGTGAAGCGTCATTGCAAGGAGCAATTATTGGTATGGCACAAGATTTTGTAGGATCAAATAATATTAATTTATTAATGCCGAATGGTCAATTTGGAACTAGAATTATGGGTGGCAATGATGCGGCATCTTCTAGGTATATTCATACGGAAATTAATCCAATTACGGATTTAATCTTTAGAAAAGATGACTTACCATTATTAAAATATTTAGATGATGATGGATTACCAGTAGAACCTGAATATTATGTACCAATTATTCCAATGGTATTAGTAAATGGCATGGTAGGTATTGGAACTGGATGGAGTACTAGTATCCCACAATATAACCCTGTTGAAATTATTAAAAATATCAAAAGAAAAAATACAATAGGGACCTATAAGGAAATGAGTCCATTTTATAAAGGTTTCAAAGGCAATATTATTAAAATATCAGATAAAAATTATATAACAAAAGGCATATATGAATTAAATGACAATGAATTAGTAATTACAGAATTACCAATTGGTGAATGGACTGATAAATATATACATTTCTTAGAAGATAATATATTATCAGAAAAATGTGATATGATTGTTGATTTTGATAATTATTCAACTGAAAAAGATATTAATATTAAGATTGTATTATCAGATGATTTTATATATGAAGATAAGTTATTTACGAAAAAAGATGGTTATACTTTATTTGAAAAGAAACTAAAATTAGTTACAAGTATTTCATTAAATAATGTTCATGCATATAATAAAGACAATGTCATTAATAAGTATGATTCTCCGTATCAAATTATGGATGAACATTATAAAGTAAGAACTAATTTATATATAAAAAGAAAAGAATACATTTTGAATGAATTAAATAATAAATTATGTATTTTAGATAATAAGATTAGATTTATAAATGAAGTTATTCAAAAAATAATTAAAGTGTCCGAATGTAGTAAGAATGATTTATTAAAACAATTATTTGATAGTAAATATCATTTATATGATACACAAACAAGTGTTATAAAAGAAGCAAGTAAATTTACGGTTGTTAATAATGGATATAATTATTTAATTAATATGCCAATATATTCAATGACATTAGATAAAGTAGAAGAATTAAATAAAGAATTAAATAAAATAAAAGGAGAAATAGATATAGTATTAAATAAGGATATTAAAACAATGTGGTTTGAAGAATTAGATGAATTGTTAGGATATATTAAAAAATTATGTTAATTAAAATATAAATTTAAATATATATATAATAATATATGAGTAATATAACAGGAACTAGTGGATTAGATGGTACAGTAATAGATGATGTAACAGGAAATGGTCAAGGATTGATGCCAGATATATATGAATATGATGGTGCTATGGATAATATATTAGTTAATAATGATATAAAAATTGAACCAGGAAGTAGATCGATGGGTTGTGCTGATGATATATTGAGTGGAGTATTAGAAGAAACGTTATTAAGTAAATATTTTTTTTCTGATGACAATGTTATGAATATTCAAAAATTGATTAAATATGAATTTTACAAAGAAAAAAATGATAGAATTGATAATCAATCTAATATAATATTATTAACAATTATGAGAGGCATCTATTTAAAATATAGTAATTCGGCAGATAAAACATTAGAAAGGATTAAATTACAAATCCAAAAATTAAATGGATTAGTAGTTCAATATAGTTTGGGTAAAATATTTAGTAATTATGAAATGCACCAACACTATTTGAATGATACAAGTCGATTGCCATTACCTATGGAAATGCCCAAAGCAAATAACAAAAATAATTATACTTCAGATTTGACAGCTAGAAATAATATGTCTGGTACTAGTTTTAATTAGTGAATTGTAATCATTGAATCATTTTTTAAGCTTATTAATTTCTTGTTGAAGTTTTTTATTTAATTCTTTTTTTGATTTAGATTTAGATTTAGATTTAGATTTGGATTTAGATTTAGATTTAGATTTGGATTTAGATTTAGATTTAGATTTAATTCCCGCCAAGAAACTATTAAATTTTTTATCGGTATTTGAAGAAGATTTACTTTTTGACTTTTTACAAGTTTTGTGGTATTTTTTAAGTCCATCAGATATTTTTTTTTTATGACTGAGTGATAAATTTTTAGACATTTATATATATATATATATGTATATTTAAATTTTATTGTATATAGTATAATTAATTATTATATATATTAAAGCGGTATGACAAATGTAATCAATAACGTATAAAGGATAAATATTAATTAAATTATATGAATATTAATGATTTTTTTTTAACTAGGAAAGATATTAAATCTATAAATGAGTGGATAACTAAAGATTATAAAAATCAATTTCTATTTATTCATGGTCGCGATTCGTCCGGGAAAACAACTTTGGCGGAATGTATTTTAAATAAATATAAGATAATACATATTAATATTGACTTCTTCAAGGAAAAACAAAATATAAAACAATATATTGATGAAGCATTGGGTAGAAAGAATATATTAATGATGTTTGATAAAACATATGAATATAATGCGCTTGTATTTGATAATTTAGAATTATTTTTAAAACATAATAAACAAATTATAAATGATATAATAAATTATATTTCTAAATTAAATATTCATAAACAAAATCATCCTATAATATTTATATCTTCAAATATAAATCATAAATATTTTAAAAAAATATTATCACAATCTAAATTTATTGAAATAAACTATAGTTATAAAAATATATTATCAATAACAGATAAAATATTATCTAATAAAAACATAAAATTATCTGAAAAAGATAAAGAAAATTTAATTAAAAAATCAGATAAAAAAATAAATAATATAATATCAAATATTGAGATATTGAATTTAAATAATAATAATAATAATAATATATTTAATTATGAAGATAATTTTATAAATAATACAATAAATAAAATATATACATCAAATGATTTGAATGATATTATAAGATATTCACAGAATACAAATAATCTTTATTTTGATATATTAGATAATGTTCATTTTATAACAAACGATCTAGAAACCATAGTTGATATATATAAAACAAGTATGTTAGCAGAAAATGTGAACACATATTATATTAAAAATCATTTAGATTTATATGATTTATTTACATTATTATCTATAATTTATCCTAAATATTTATTAAA